TTTTTTATCTTGACTCATAGGTCTCCCTCAACACGGTTTTCAGAATGATGGACATCAAACTCACCACCAGGATATCGTGACTTGAGTTTATCAACATTCATCTCAATGATATCATCAAGAGAAATATTGAGACCCATACATGCCTGTGCAACATACCACATAATATCACCAAGTTCACGTTTCATATGAAACAGGTTCTCTTCGGTAACTGGTTTACCCTGAAAAATAATCTTCTTTACAATCTCGGTAAACTCACCTGCTTCGGCACACATACCAACAGAGGCAGTGAGAAGTCGATGTGTTTCAAATCCTTCCCCACGAAGTTCTTGAATACGATACTCAAAGGCATCAGCATCTTGACTAGGTTGAGATGTAACGGCATTCACAAACTCAAGATATGCGTCAGTATTTACTGTCATGAAAATTTAAATCCCTCAAATGATTTTTTCATTCTATCCTCGTTATTATACTCTTCTTCTTTCCCAGAGTCAAGTATATCATCCTGTGCAGTCTGTTCACAATCGTACAAACGCATCTTTGCGCGATCAATTCCAATAACAAATCTCTTAAAGAGATTGTTATCATTATATCTATTTTTCAACTGCTTCACCATAATCTGTCCCAGTTGTTCCAACTCTTCTGTAGAAATAAGGGCAAACATAAGATCAGCAGTAGCAGGGAGACCAAAGGACTCAGAAGTGTCAGTAAGGTCAACATCAGAGCTACCATAACCAGAACGAGTGGTCTGGGTGGCAGATACGATAGGGACCTCGGCTTCGACAGCCAATCCTCTAAGTTCTTCTGCAATCGACTTAACAAGAGTATAGGAATTAATATTGGAAGATCCTTTGTAACGTGACGAGGAACAAATATTGAGATAATCCACGAATATAATATCAGGTTTAAAAGACTTCTTAAGTGAAAGTTCATTAAGAAGTGCCTTAAAATGTCCACTATGTGCGCTAGCAGTTGGATACTCTTTAATTATAAGAGAACCTTGAGTTTTTTTAGCAACGTTTGTCACCTTATTCTCAAACATTACTTTAGGAAGATCCGTCAAATCTTGAATAGGAACATTCAGAAGATTAGCATCAATTCTTTCAGCAATTTTCTCCTCAGCCATCTCAAGCGTGATGTATAGTACGTTCTTGCCTTGGAGTAACACACTGCTTGCGACATGACACATAAACAAAGACTTACCAACACCAGTGCCAGCGAGAGCAATATTGAGTGTTTTATTTGGAAGGCCACCCTTTGTAATCTTGTCGAAAAATTCGAGTCCAAACGGTATCTTGTCTTCTTTTCTATGATATGACGCATATCGTTCTTCATAATCGACTAAGTAATCGTGACCGATATGATTATCGAAAGATACTGCTAAAGCATCTGAAAGAATAGAAGGAATAGCATCCCTATTTTTATTTTGATCTTGACCATCAGCGATACTGATTGATTCCATCAGTGCCAAGTAGATAGCACGATCACGACACCACTTTTCAGTAGTATCTAGCAACCAATTATTATCAACTGGCGAGTCAGTTAAAGAACCAGTAATGTCTCTAGTTTCTCCGACCTCCGTCTCAGAAAGATCTGTTCTATTATCAAGTTCAATACGAAGTGCTTCAGTCGTAATAGCATTGCCATACTTTACAATGAACTGAGTAACCTCCTCAAAGATAACTTTTTCAGATCTTTGTTCAAAATAATCAGGTTCAATAAACGGAATTACTTTGCGAGAATACTCTTCATTGAAAACTAAGTTTCGTAAAATAGTGGTCTCAATTCGTTCCATAAGAGAATTCTTTCCTTGCGATTTCATCAAGTTTTTCCATCACCTCTGGGGTGAAATATGTTTCAGGGTCTTTAAGGATTGCTTTCGCATAAACCTTCTTCCCATCTATCTCATAACGTCCGGCAACGTTCTTCCAAAGTCCGCCAATCTCACCGAGTTCAAGAAGACCATAATGTCGATCAAGACCACGCTCATCGTAATAGAGACGCACTGTAACATCCTTGTTCTCCTTGCTTAAACGTGACTTAGCAGTCTTTGCCTTGATAAGATTTCCAATGACTTCTGTTCCATCCTTCTCTTTCTTTTTGCTGAGATAGATGATTGTACTCGCTGCATACTTGAGTCCCGAACCTCCTCCCATCTCTTTAGTTGGCACATAAGAACCGATAACGTCATAAGTGTGATTGGTAACGATCATTGGAATTTTAGCCTGCCCCAACTTGAGTGTCAACATCCTGAAAGCACCCTTAATCAGTTGTGATTTTGTCATATCACGAACCAATTTTTCGTTGAGTGCATCAGTAATCTCTTTCTCAGTCGAAAGCATTCCTAAAGAGTCTAGCACAAACATACAGGGTTTGCGATCTTCTTCAGGTGTTTTTTGATACATATCTACTGCCTTGAGTGCCTTACTACGGAACTCCTCAACAGTCACTACATTGACCACGACAAGACGTGAGAGATCAATTCCTCTGCTTTCGAGAAGAGATTTATTAACTGCTGCCTCGGTGTCAAAATAAAGGCAATATCCGTCAGGATTAGAATCAAGAAAGTTTTTGACGACAGCGAGAGAAAAGAAAGTCTTGCCAGTAGAAGACTCACCAGCAATGGCAGTAATCTTATTCCCAGAAACACCGCCAAATATGCTACCTGAGACCAGTGAATTAAAAATGTAAGAACCCGTGTCCACATAGGTTTCTGTGTCGTCGATGTCTCTTGCGAGTTTGGTAAAGTCATCTCCGATTTCCTTTACTATATCTTTTAAAAAATCCATTAAATAACAATTCCAAATTCTTCGCGGGCAATTTTTTTGTAAGGTCCGCCTGGGTTAGCATCACGGATATCCTTAATCCTTTTTAGTTTTTGATAGAGTGCAGCATCTCCACCGAGACGCATAGCACTAATAATAGTACCAAGTTCTTTGTCGTTGATAGGCAATTCCATTAGGAAAAAAATAACTCCAGGTTTACGGTTTTTTCTACATTCCATCCAATTGCATCTAGGATCGACTTGAGAGGTTCAACAAAACTCTTTTCAAATTGTAGATCATAATCAATGTATTTGTCAAGACCCAATTCTTTAGGAAAATACTGAATGAAAGAGATAACATTCTCTTGAATGATATTAGGTTTCTTCAGATAAAGAAACTTAATTTTCTCACCATTATTGATAAGTGAGTATTTATTATCAAGTTTCTTCTCCTTAATATAATGATTGAACAACAATGCTCCACGACAATGAATTGGAGTTGATTTACTATAGATGTTAGCATAAGATCTATACTTCACAACATCCGATACTGAACGGGGGAATGCGATTTGCTCCGGAGGAAGTGCCTTAAACTCTTTACGACATTTATCAATAAAGTCAATTACTTCTTCTTCAGTACCACTCATCATGAGTTTGAGACCGTCCTTAATCATAGTTCTACACGGTGCAGGAGTGGATGATTTGACTGCCTCAATACCCATCATCTTAAGTTTAGGTTCAGAATACTGAACTCCTTCACTGTTCCATACGTTGAGAATATATCTCTTCTTCGCAGTCCAAATACCACGTTCTGATATATTCTCACGTTTCATAATCATCTTCTGTTCATATGCCGAAACGTAATCCGCAAGTTCCGTATAAGATTGTTCGATGAACGGTTCCAACTTGTCTTCACAGATCTTATCAAGTAACTGAACAACCTTTGTTTTATCGTCAGACTTATGACTAAGAAATTTATCAACAAGAGGTCCCATATTAAGATAGATTGAATCAGTGTCAGATGCGATAACATAATCGACTTTCTCTGTTTGCAAAATCTTATTTAGAAATCCGTTCATCTTATTCTCAATCCAACGGATAGAGACTTGACCAGAAAGCGTAATCGCTTCCGCATTGACCAGTTTGTAGTAACGGAAATATTGATTACCAATAGCACCATATGCAGAGTTGAGTTGAATCTTGCGAGCCATCTGAATGTTGTTGCATCGTGCAATCTCCTTCTCCAATGCCTTAGTCGGAGTTTTTTCATAATCCT